TCTCTTGTTTGATTGTCAACTAATTCAACAATTATCATACAGCAACACCTCTTGCATATACTTCTTCTCCGTTGCCCTGTGTTATGGGATTTGTTTGGTTTCTTGCGTCATTCATAGTTGCATACCACGTTAAGTTGTAGCCGTCTGTTGATGTTGTCGGGAGAGTTTCTCCGCTGGCATATGTGCCACTGACTAAATAGGTATATGTTGCACTACTCGGATAATTCGTTGCTGTTGTATACGCTTGCAGGCAATTGACAGGGACAATTATTAAAGCGGTAGTATAAACGCCCTGAAAAGCATTGCTTGAAGAAACTGTCGCAGGACTTTCTTTTTCAAATTTAATGTAACCAAAAGAATAACATCCATAAAAAGCATTTTCTTCGATAGAAGTAACACTGTCAGGAATTACCACGCTCGACAAAGAACCACATCCATAAAAAGCATATCCTTCGATAGAAGTAACACTGTCAGGAATTGTTGGCTTTGTCAAAGAATAACATCCATAAAAAGCATATCCTTCGATAGAAGTAACACTGTCAGGAATTACCACGCTCGACAAAGAACTACATCCATAAAAAGCATTTTCTTCGATAGAAGTAACACTGTCAGGAATTACCACGCTCGACAAAGAATTACATCCACGAAAAGCATATCCTTCGATAGAAGTAACACTGTCAGGAATTACCACGCTCGACAAAGAACTACATCCATAAAAAGCATATCCTTCGATAGAAGTAACGCTGACAGGAATTGTTGGCTTTGTCAAAGAATAACAGAATTGAAAAGCATTTTCTCCGATAGATGTAATACCATCAGGAATTGTTACATTTGATAAAGAATAACATCCTCGAAAAGCGTATGTTCTGATAGATTCAACACCTTTACCAATCTCAATTTGCTGAATTGAATTTGTATATGCTTTATCAGGAGAACTCGGATTATTTTTTCTATCCCACAAAATTGAACTTACATTAGTTGATGAGGATTGTAAATCAAAACCTCCGCTTATTACCGTCACAGCAATAACATAATCACCGTCAGTTTCAGGATAAGTGTGGTATTCATCTTTATATCCTGCACTCGTTGATGAAAATGTTGAATGCGCAGAGCCGTCACCCCAGTCAATGTCGAGTTCCGTATTTGCATTTAAATAAAGCTGAAAGTTAGGTGTTGTTCTGCCTTTTGTTAAGTGGATATACAGTCTTGTTTTTCCGTCAGAAGTTACATACATCTGTCCGATGTTAAGCTTTCCGTATTTTGACACATAGATTTTTGCGTTTGCGAGTGTCCAGTTCCACCCTTGTGCTGTCAGCCCTTCATGTGTGGGGTTGCTTGGTAATTCGGTTAATTCTGCAAATTCATCAGCGGTGTAAGAATGTACAATAGTACCGTCATAACCATAGAAGTTTACAGCTTTGCTTCTAACACTACCGCCACCGCCACTCGGAATTGTGGCAATATCCGCAGGAAATTCCTCAAAACCATCGCCTGATGTTACAGTTCCGCCTTTTGCTGTTATAGCATTAGCGATGTCTGTTCTCGCTGCCACAAGTCTTGCAAGATTCTGTGCTATTGTGTTTGGCATTAAAGCACCTCCTCTAAGACAGCATTAATATTACCGATAGTCGTTTGAATATCAGTTACAGTAGATTGTAGTGTTGACACATCAACACCTGTTACGGCGTTGTTGACATATATTTTTCCGTCCCAGTCAACAGCGAATGCATTTGAACGATGGCTACTATCAGCTCCGTTACCAATGATAAAAGCATATTTTGAATTGGAATCCTCGGCATTAAATTTACCCTGAACGTGCTGATTATTTGAACCAGCTTTTGTAAAATAACCCTCAGCATGGGAATAATTGCCGATTGCTGTTGTAGTAGAACCCTCAGCATGGGAATAATTGCCGATTGCTGTTGTAGTAGAACCCTCAGCATGAGAGCAAATACCTACTGCTATATTGCTTGAAAGATTATTAAAAAATTCTGCATATTCTTGTACTGTATATGTTGTTCCGTCAATAGTAACCTGTGTTCCCTTTTCAATAGTTTTACCTGCATTGTAGACTTCTTCCGTCAAGGCATTTGCGATTTTAGTCTTTTCATCAGAAGTAACGAATTTGTTATTTTGATTTGTATCGTCCACCAAATCCGAATTAAGTTTATTTGTTGATGTGATTTCAGACTGCAAACCTGACACCAAATCTGCAACAGAAAAGTCAACAGTATTGCCGTTTTTCAGCGTGAGAATTACTTTTTTTGTAATATCATCATAACTTCCGCCAACAACCATTGTTTCAAGCGGAAGGTCAATTGTCTGAGGTGTTCCGAGAGCTTCGCCGCTTGTGTTTTTAAGCGTTGCAGTCATTACATAAGTCTGTGAATCTATCGTAAGTTCAAGACTGTGAGCATATGCAGAACCGTCATCACCCCCTTCACCATTTCCCATAAAATTTACCTTTACCCAGTCACCTGTTGAGGTAAGCCCGTAAAGGTCGCCTGTGCCGATTACCCAGCACTGTGAACCCATTATCAGCCTTTTACCCTCAAATTCGTCAGGTTCGGGAAGTTCTTCGAGTTTATCAATCTGAATTTCAGCCTCAATCAGGTCACGGTCATTTTCAGTACCGTGAAAATGCTGTTTTACTATCTGTTTCATTGTATCACTCCTCATACGTTTCAATTATGCAGTCAGGCGGAAAACTTGTCGGAAAGTACTCACAGTTTTCGGGTATCTGCACTGATTTAAGTGCAGTATTTGTGAAAGCGAACTCTCCTATTTTTTGCAAACTCATTGGAAAGCGTACTTTTTCGAGATGTACAGCGTTCATAAAAGCTCCCGACTTCGGGTAATAGTACGAAATAACGGGGTATCCGTCATTTACGTCCGCACCCATTATCAACCACTGAAATTCATGGAAAGGCGGAGTAAATTCCGCACCCCTGAGGTCAGGGAGTTTGGTAATTATCGGGTAGCTTCCGTCTACACTGTACATTCCGTACTCAAAATAGGGTACTTTAAATGCTGTACTCGGTGCGTCTGAAATTTCAGGTACACAGGGGTAGCCGTCATTTCGTCCGCTTACTATGGAAAGTGCCATTGCTTACCCCTCCTCGCACTCAAATCCTACCGAACGGAGGTACTCAGCATTTTTGCACTGTGCTGTTGTCAGTCCGAGAAGTCTGCTGGCGGTAGCAGATACATTAGACCTTATTGCTACCGTTCCTGCCCTTGTACTGTCGTAAAAGCACACTGACATGAAATTAGCGGAGAAATAGAAATTATTCAGGTTCTGCAAGTCGAGAGCGATATAGCTTGCAGAAAAACTTGTATAAGAGTCGCTTGGATTACTGCCCGTGAAGTAGTAGTTTGAAGATGCACCGGTAAACTTCACAGACCCTATAAAATAGCACTCGCTTACATTGCAGTAGCTTACGCACGAATAGAGTTCAGAATAATTTGAAATTGCATTGATAAACTTAATATCAATACTAAACTGACACCTGTTAAGTGTACTGTCAGAAATAACCGACTGTGGCATATAAAAATTAGCACTCACTGAAAAAGTACAGAGATTGCAGTTAAATTTTATGTACTCCTTATGGAAAAGACACCTCTTAGCACCCGAAGAAAGTGCATTATACTGTAAATAGTCAGCGTTTACCGCAAATACGCACTTTTCAAAGTTTACCGTAAAAGAATCATTGCCGTTTTTGGTAAAAAGAGTTATATCTTTACCGCTTAAACGGATATTTTCAAATACAGTATTTTTTATCTGAGTACCGTTTACCATTAATTTAAATGCACTTACAATTTCCGTATTATCGGAGTAAATTATATTTCGTATTTTGTAGCCGTCACCGTCAAGCGAAATACAGTTAAGAGGAATTACCTCAAAGTTTTCAGCGTACTGAGTGCCATTAAGGTCAATATCCCTGCCGAGTTTGCAGTAAACCTCACTTCCGCCCAGTGTACTGAGTGAATAGAGTTCGTCAGCCGTAGTTATTACATAAGGGTCTGTACTTGTTCCTGTTCCGTCCATATTTGCCTCCTTACTGGATTTCCGTTACCCCGTCAGGGATATACACCGCCGTTATCAGTGAATCACTGAAAGCTGTGTTGCCTATAATTGTAGTTCTGCCACCGCCCAAAATGGTCGGAATGTTGGGGTACTTGCTTTGTCCTCGGTAGCCTGTGACTGTTGTCAGACCGTCCGTTACCGTGTATGTGTAGTCCTCGTCCTCAGTGTGTTCGGGCGACTCGTCAGTGACGTTCTGCCCCCAGACGTAAGCGTCAGCACTCTCAATTTCACCGTTTCCAGTCAGCACTATTTCTACGCTATGTGTACCGCCTGACATTGTTTCCGATACCTGAAAATTCAGTGTAGTGTATTCGTTTTCGTGCAGTGTCACCCTCGGCTGTAAGCTGTGCTGTACCCCGTCAACAGTCAGACTTGCTGTAACTGTGCTTGTTTCAGTACCCAAAAATACGAAAGTGCAGGCTGTAAAAACCGTTGTGTCACTCCTGCAAGAGTACGCTCCTCTGACTGCCGTAAACTCCTCGAAAAGAAATCCGCTGACGGCATTTAAGTCTACTTTTTTTACCTTTTCGGTCTGATTTATTGTTGTCTGATAAGTAACGCTCCCTGAAACACCTGAACCGCCTGAACTGCCCGAACTTGATGACGTACTGCTTTCCGAAACTCCGCTTGAAATAAGCGTTTGTCCGCCTCTGAACTTCCACCTTATTCCGCATACCAAAAATGCCGTTGCTATTTCTGCACCTTCGATAAATTGATTTTTTACTACTCCACCCGAAAGATATACCATGTCACCCAAATCAATTGCAGGGTTTCCGTAAAACTCAATTTCACCTGCTTTCCAGTGTCGAACCATATAAGCAATATTATAAAAAATACTTCTAACGCCCTTGTTAAGTGTGTCAAGATACCTGTTATTCGCAAAATTAAGTACCCATTTACCACTTCCAAATTCGCTTGCTTTCCCATTACTATATGTGTACGCAACTGACGGTGAAATGCAGTAGTCCTCTGCAAGTTTAACGGAAAATCTTCTTTTAGCAGGAATAACAAACGAGCCACCGTCACTCCTGTAACGCTGGTCAAAACGCTTGAACTCAATTCTTCCGTGACGGTTTGCAAATGCAAAACCACCCAGCACCTGTGAAATTGCCCTCACTTCGTCCCACCCTGTATTGTGAAACTGATTTCCAAATACTGCCGAAATATTCACCCAAGGTGTTTCTGGATTGAAGAAAAGTTCCTGCAATTCCTGCGGAGTCTGTTCAAATTCTACTCCACAGTCCTTTTCTATCTGCTTCATTGCACTTTCTATCGTAAGTCTGCCGATAGTGTGGTCAGTGAGAGGGACTTTCAGTCGGTTTGTCATGTCGTACCCCTTGATTTTTACCTGATTTTCTGACGTTCTGTCCGCTGTCATTATGTCCCATTGCCCTAACGGTATCCACTCCGTTTCACCGTTTTCAAGTACCGCACCGAACTCTAAAATTACAAGTCCGTACCTCAGTTCACTTGCTACTATCCCGTCAATGCAGACCGTAAATTCGGTACTTCCTGTGTACAGCTCACCAAAATTGAAAGTGTCAAGGTTCTCTACACACTGGCTTTCTGTCTGAATGTCATCAAGTAAATTAGTGTCGTCAAGTAATATATCATCACCGTTTGTACACTCTATTACTCCTCTGATTCGCTGGTACGGCTCGCCCCTCATGGCTGTCATAAAATCTTCCGATACTTCGTACATTTTTACACCTCAATATTCAATCAGACTGAATGACAGTCTTTGCCTTGCAATGCCGTTTTGTATCACTTCTACACTTTTTACACGGTCTGACGGGTACATTGTACAGGTCTTTTCAGTACCGTTGTCAAGAAATGTGACAGAAAGTGAAGTATCGTCAATAAGGCTCTCTATTTCGGCAATTTCACTGTCAGTACCCAAAAATTCAAGCTCTATTGTATGAATGTTTTTTCTGACAGGATATGCAAGCAGGTGACCCGTTTCGGCAGAACGTCCGGTTGAATCAGAATAAATGTCCGATTTTGTTATTCTGTACCCGTTTTTCAGGGGTTTAAGTGACGGCTCAACACCGTTTATTTTCAGTACCGACATACTATCCGCCCTTTCTTCTGTTGTTTTCGTTTACTGCCTTTACTGCTACTCGCCCTATCTCACGCCCGTCAAGTTCAACGTGAACGTGAATTTCACTGTTGCTTTTCTTCATTGCATTTGCTACCGCCTGTTCAATCGTACTCAAAGGCGACACAACTTCCGTTTCACGCTTGTTGTCACCCAGTACTGCTAAAAATTCACCGTAATTTGCAGGTACTACTGTACCTTGTGCAAGATATGGAATTTGTGGAATACTGATATAGGGTAGCCAGTAGAACGGCTGTATTCCTGCTATTTCAATACCTCTCATTCCGTCCAGAGCTCCGTTAAGAGCATTGAAAGGCTGTGCAACAACCCAGTTTATACCGTCAATAAGTGCGTTTACTACTGTTTTGAATGTATTGAAAATACCGTCAACAATACCCATGAAAACTGCTCCGCCACTGCTGAAAACATTCTTGACTGCTTCCCATGCACTTGAAAACGTATCACGAAACCAGTTTGAAACGTGACTGAAAACATTTGTAATTATCGTCCATACCTGATTGAAGAACGTCCAGACGTTGTGACCGCTGAAAATATTTGTGATGTTCTCCCACGCTTCCCAGAATCTCTGACTAAACCAGTTGCCGACCTGCCAGAATATATTTGCAATGTCATTCCACCTGTCACCGAACCACGAGCCTATACCGCAGAATATATTTACAATTCCGTTCCATGCCTCACAGAAACGGTCACTGAACCAGTTCCCGACAATTGAGAATATACTTTTTATGTCACTCCAAAGGTCTGAAAACCATTTTACCGCATTGCTCCACGCTGACTTCACATTTTCCCATGCAAGTGCAAATGTAGCTTTGAACCACTTTCCTGCAATTGAAAATGTAAGCTGAATAGATGTCCATACTTTTGCAAACCAGTCCTTTGCACCGCTCCACGCTGACTTTATACCGTTCCATGCTGATGAAACTGTTTTCTTTATGCTCTCCCACGTTTTTTCCGCAAATTCTTTTACTTCGTCCCAGTGCTTTATCAGCAGAACACCTATTGCTATTACGCCTGCTACTGCTCCCGTTACGGCTATAATCGGCAGATTAAGTGCGACCCATTCGGCAACAAGCGGAATGAGTGCAGAAGTTTGTGAAACAATTGCACTCAGAAGTACAGGTGCGACTGAAATAAGTCCTGCAATAGCCTGTCCACCGAGTACAAGCCCGACAGCCGTGACTACTGCACCTACTGCCACTTCAATTCCGTTCAGACCGTCAATAAATTCCTTAAAACTTATTTTGCCTGAAAGCAGGTCAGCGAGAGTATCAAGCTTTTCGGAAAGGTAGCTGAGTACACTTAGTATTACTCCGCCCGTCCAGCTTGCTATTGGTTTCAGAAATTTTTCAATAAGCCACTCTGCAACAGGTTTCAGCAGATTTATTACACTCGTCAGCACTTTTATTGCGGACGAAAAAAGTCCGATTATTACCGGTACTGCCTTTTCAATCGTCCACTTTCCGAGGGGCAGGAGTACTTTTTCATAAGCCCATGCAAGAGCATCAAAAACGGTATCGGTCAGGGGTTTAAGTGATTCAAGCAGGTCAGCGACCGAGCCGAGCAAAGGTGAGAAATCAAGTCTTTTAGCCCATTCTGCCGTTGACTTTGTAATCCTGTTTATAAAACTTAAAATGCCGTTGAATATTCCAAGTATACCGCTTAAAATTCTCTCACCGTTATGATTTGTATTCCATGCAATCCAAAAGTCAGTTTGAAGATTTTCTGCAATATCATTGATATTCGTGAGTATTTCGAGTATATTTCCGCATATCTCCTCACCCGTGCCGTCATTCCATACAAGCCTGAATGTTGCACCTGTTTCGTGCAGGAGAATAAGAAACGAGTTCCATGCATCAAAGTAAGACTGTACAAGTGCCGTACCCCTTCCGCCGTCATTCCATGCACTGTCAAGAGCATTTGAAACATCTCCGATAATGCCGATAATCTGAGTAAAAAGGCGTATAATGTTACTTACATACTTTTCACCCGTTCCATTAGTCCACACACTTTCAATACTTTCCGAAATATCCGCAAAGATACTTTTCAGGCTTTCTTTTGCCTGATTTGCAGTTTCTGCAAGCTGAGGAAAATTTGCGTCCCATGCGAGCTTTACGGGTTCAAGCAGTCGCTTTATTCGTTCTGCAAGACCGTCCGCTGTTTCTTCTGCTGTTTCCTCAACTGCACTTTCGTCTGCTGTCGGCTCAATGTTTACCTGTTCGGAAATTTCAGGTGAATTTGCATTGTTTTCGGCAGTATTTGAAGATATTGTATTTATCTTGTCAAATCCTGCAAGATTGTTTTTCTGTATTTCGGCATTTTTTTCAAGTTCTTCACCCGTTTCTGCTACTGCATCAGTAAGTTTATTCTGCGATACAATACTTGCTGATATGTCACTGCCTAAACTTGCCGAATTGTTCACTTCTACTCCAAACGCTTTTGCAAATGATTCAGAAAACTTTACCGCAAGTTCCGCACCTCTTTGCAGTACAGAAATTACATTTTCGAGTACGGGAATGAATACAGACTGTAAATTTGTGACCGCTTTTCCTGCAAGTTCTTTTATGTCACCCAAAGTATTTTCTACCTGTTTCAGTTTGCCTGCGGGAGTTTTTGCAAGTGCCTCATTCATTCCACCTACGCTTGCCTCAACAACGTCTGCAAGGGTCGCTACTTTCTGCTCTTCCGTACCGTATTTCAAAAGCTGTTCCTGAGCTTCGGTGAAAGAGTAGCCGTATCGAGAGAGTGCAGAAGTCTGACCTTCAAGAACCTTTCCGAGCATTGTAGATATAGTCACGGCACTTTCTGCAGTAGCATTAAGTCCGTACTGCTGTGCGAGCATATCATTGAGTACAACATTCATTTTCTTCAAAGAATCGGCACTTTCAATGTATGTAGAAAGTTCCTGCAAGCCCGAAAGCTGTACCTCGTCACCGATTACTCCCACATTCTGCAATTCTGATGACCAGTCTTTTACCGCCTGAATCTGTTCTTTTGTCGCTCCGAGATTTCTTCCGAGTACAGTTTCAAGTTTCGTTTCAGCTTCAAGCTGAATGTTCCATGCCTCTTTTGCACTTTTTGAAAATGCAATTATTTCTTTGACTCCGAATGCAATTCCTATTGTTGATGCAATGCCTTTGAGAGAACCTTTCATTCCATCAAGTAAAGATGCTATATTTTTTATTCCGTTTTTGAAACCGCTTGTATTTATTTTTGTATCAAAATTCAGAAAGCCGTCAACAGCCACAACTTCACCTCATTTCATGTAATTTTTTCGAGGAAGTCTCTTGTTTCGTCAAGTTCAGCCTGTTCCTCAGCAGTACGCAGTATAATAAGTTCCCTGTTTTTCCTGATAAATTCACGCTCATACTTTTCGATTTTCTTTCCCTGTGCGAGTTTCTGACGTATGTTCATTACCTGACTGAAAAGTCCGTCCCCCACCTCACCAAACGCACCTAAAAACGTCCACCAGTGCAGAAAATGGAGTGAACGCACATCAAAAGTACCGAGTACCTTGCTGACCGCAGGACAAATCATTGACTCATCATGTTCCCAGTCAATTGTACGCACTTTCTGTGGTTCTGACTTTGGTATGTCACCGCCATCACAGAACCAGTAAGCCTTTTTAAGTACTTCTTCCGTAACAGGCACACTGCCTGTATATAGTCTTTTTACGCACACATATGCTTTTTCTCTGTCACTTAAATTATTGTCATTAAATGCCTGAAAAATAGTGAGAACATTGCGGAAGTCGGCATTTATGGGGTAGCTTTTACCCGATACTTCAAGACTGTTCAGAAGTGTGTACATCTTCAAGGTACTTCTGTACTTCGGGTCTTGTCTTGGTACTTTCAACGTCTGCCTTTACTGCCTCAGTAAGTGCGTTCAGAAGTCCCATGAAAAGAAGTCCGCCGTTTTGAGTGGGTGAAAGCAGATTTGCATTTCTGAAAGCAGGCGTACAGATGTCGGTATCGAAAGCTTTGTTTATTACGTTTCTGAGTTCCCTGTCAATTTTTTCAATAAGTTCAGGCGAAAGACTTTCAGTATTTTTAATTTCACTCTGCAAATCGTTTACTTTATTTTCCATTTCCTTTATTCTGCCGATAAGGTTAATATCGGTCGTGTTTATTTTTACCGTGTTTTTCTCGTCACCGTTCAAAGCGTACTCACGGAAACCGCTGTCGAAATTTATTGACTTCATTTGGTTCACTCCTTAAAAAAGGGCGGTAAATCCGCCCTTAAATCAGTCTGTTACTATTGTTACTGCCTTTGTGTCAGGGTCAATATTCACCTGTACCTGCTGACGGTTTCCCGAAAAGCTGACGTTGTAGGGTATTCTGACACCGCCCTGAGCTCCGCCGTAGGACTGTGGCTTTACTATACAATCCTCAATCCACGCATCGTATGTTCCTGTTGTTTTATCAACAAGCACTTCAAGCACCTGTGTCTTGCACGAGTCACCTGTAAGGCGGTTCATGGCAATATCCTTGATTTTTTCGTAAAACTCTGAATCGTCAGGGTTTGCAAAATAGGTATCAACGTCAAATGCAGGCTCATAGCCGTTGTCGTTTACGTTAGTTTCGTCAAGAATATTCTTCACTGTTTCGGTGTCGGGATTCATTTCCACTGACATATCTTCAACGTCTTTTCCGATTAAAAACCAGTTTTTTGTTGACGTTGTGTCAAACTTTGTATTGATGTAATGCAATAATGCACTTCTTTTCAATTTCATGTTATACCTCCGTAAAATTTACCGTATAGTCGGCATTTATTTGCAGTTGATAGCGTACTCCCTCAGACCTGTTTCCCTGCGGTACATCATAGAGCATACCATTTCCTGCCTTGATTTCAATTATTTCACCCTTGTAAACTTTCCCGTCTACTGCTGTTTCGACTTCTCCCGACTGACTTCTTAACCAGTCAGAAAGTTCAATGAGTACAGATGTATTTGCAATTCGTTCATAGTCGTTTATACTGCTGAAAACAGCGTAAAGCAGGAAACTGTGACGCTTTTTCAGATTTCCGAGTATATCCTCTGAAATTACACTTTCACCGATTGAAGAAAGCCCGTAACTTGTGGGGTCGGGGTCGGCAAAGTCAATGTGAACTGTGTTGCAGACTTCCTGAATTTTAGGGAAATTCTGCAAAATCTCACGCACTTTTTCAATGATGTTCATTTTACTCTGCACCCCATAATTTCGGCAGTATCTTTGATTAACTGCCTGCCGTACTTGTGTTTCATAGCCTCAAACCAAAGCCTTACCGCATTGGGATTACCGCCGTGCGTGTGGTCAACATTTGAGTAGTAGTCACTTCTTGCAAACGGTGCAGTATAGACTATTTTTCCCGATTCTGCCACCTGTGCCGAATCTCTTAGCTTACCTGAATTTCTGTACCTCGGAAGTCCGACAGGTACAAACTCGGTCATTTTTTCAATGCACTCACGGTCAAGATTTTCCTGAGCTTTTTTGAGTGCCTTTTTTCTGCCGAATATCGACTTTTTATCCCATGTAAAACTCATTTCCATACCGTTCACCTCGCTGTAATTTCATAGTCGTAAAGCAGTCCGCACAATACAGGGGTTACGGTACGGACTACCGCAAAATGAGGGTACTGCTGACGGAAAATTTTCATGCTCTCCGATACTGTTCTTTCATCTGATGTGTCAAATTCAAAGTCAGTTACAGCACCCACCACAATATCTTCTGACTTCGGAATGTATTCGGGATTGTTTGCACTGTACACAAAAATGCTCACTTCTCCGTCACTTTTTCCGCCTGTTTTTTCAGTAATCTGCCCTCTGCGGTCACAAAAAAACACATCATTCAGAATGTGCTTAGTCATGGTATTTTTTTCGTAGACGGTTATGTCTGCGTTAGTCAGCATAAGTTCCGCACGGATTTTTTTATTCCAGAAAAGCGGTATATTTTCCTCAATACCCTGTTCGCAAAGCCCGACAGTACGGAATATTTTACCGAAAATACGCAGTTTTTTATCTTCCCACAGGTGACTGTCGCCCTTTGGTATTCCGACCGTGTACTGTACTGTTTTTCCGCACACCGTTTCAGTCTGCACGGGTTCTCCGACAAGTACGTTTTCAACAGTTTCAACGCTCTCACTGTTGAGAATTTCAATAGTTGTACCCTTAATCAGTTGTCTCATATATTTCCAATGCTCCGTAAGTCTGCCCCATAAGTCCGAGCTCTCTGAGTTCGTTTTTCAGAAAGTACAGTGACTGACCTGCATTAATGTAGGTCATTGAAACACTGTATCCAAGCCCTGACTGCGACTGCTGAGATAGTGCAATATCGTCCGAAATGCTGTTCAGACTGCGTGCAACTGCCTGAATTACAATGCTTTTCACTGTTTCTGCGTAGTCCTCATTGGCAACGAGAGAATCAAGGTCTTTGTGCCTGCCGTGAGCGATTACACGGAGTTTTGCCGAGGCGGTAACAAGTAAATTTTCGGCAGTTTCTTCCTGTTCCGCACTGAGTTTCACTCCGCACGCTCTCATGTCGCTGACCGTTGCGTAAACTGCACCCATTACTCAGCCTTGATAAGTGCAAATGAGGACGGTGAAAGTATTCCCCAGCCGACAAAAGCCTCTGACCTGAAACACACCTGATTTTTGCGTTTGAGGTCGCCCAGTCCGTCAGGGTCGCCGAACTCAATAATTTCAAATGTCACGTTTTCAGAGTAGCCCCAGCGGAAAGCGTTTGCAAAGTCACCGACTACCGCCCTTATGTCACTTGACCCGAAATTCACAGTGTCATTGATGTCAATGTTTACTCCGCCGAAACTGCTTGGATTTGCACCGAAACGGAAGTCAGGGTACATTGGAATATTTGAATCACGGGTTTTCATTTTCCCGAGTGCAGACGCAAATACAGGCGACATTGCAATACCTGTTACTGTACCGTTTGCCGACTGAATCGGTGCAACAGCGTCATCAATGTTGTCATCAGGTGCGGAAGCGTCGTATGTTATTGAAGATGTTACTGCGGTCTTAAAGCAGTTTGTACCGATTATTGCAGATGCAGTATTGTCAGCAGGATTTACACCGTGAAAACCCATAATGTCAACGGCACGGGCAATTTTCTTTGAGAATCCGTCTGAAAATGCAGTAAGGTAAGGGAGCTGTTTTTCGTCAGCCATGTGCATAAATTCACTTGTAACTCTGTGCTGGTACACGACCTTTATAGGCTTGATTGTCACGGTGTTAAATTCTGCATTTCCTGCCGGCTTGTTCTCACCCTCGCCGACTATTGAAGCCTCACCGTCCATTGAAAATACGAAAATATCCGTACCCACGAAAGGAATTGGTGAAGCGGTACAGAGTTTTGCGAGTGCAGAATGTCCCTTGACCTTGTTGAACATTTCCGCTGTAAGTTCAGGTTTAAAAAGTGTGCCTGCTGTTGTAAGTGTTCCCATTTTTCATTCTCCTTTTATTTTTTTATTTCGTTCAGCATTTCCATAAATGCCGATTCTATGGCGTTTGTCTGCGGTTCTCCCTTAAAATTCGGAGTCGGCTTTGACTTTACAAACTTTGCAAGTTTTTCAGCATCTTCCTTTATCTGGCTTTCATTGCCGCCTGAAATTCTGTCAGCGAGTTCAGGCGGTATATTGTATTCAAGTGCGGTTTTAATCCTGATTTCTTTCAGTTTGTATGCGTGATTTTCTGCGGTAAGGCGTTCAATTTCAGCCCTTGCACTTTCAAGTTCACTGCTTGGATTTTCGCAGTCTGCCACTTCATTTCTGTACTTTTTCGTAACTCCTGCATTTACCTGTGAAGGAACAGCGACAAAACTCCATTCGTAAGCATCTGTAATTCCGTCAAGAATTATGTGACAGTCCTTGCCTTTCTGGTGCGAACAGTTTTCACTTCCGCATACTGAACAGATTCTTTTTGATGCACTGCACGAAATGCTTACTTCTTTCTTTATACCGCCGTCAATTTCTGCAATGAGATTCTTGTTTTCGTCAGTCCTCAGCATATACGCATCAGCCCTCAGATACCTGTAAGGTCTGCCGTCCTTAGTGAGCTTTTCGGGTTCAGAAATTACCTCTGTATCGTAAATTCGTGAAGTCTGATTTGCACTGCTTGGGTTGTGGTCAGATATACCTGTCTTTCCTATGAATTTTTCGGCAAGCTGTTCAAGTGCATTGTCTGAAAATCGTTCGTTGTCCCTGTCAATGTCATTGTCGCAAAGTTTGACTGAAAAAGTATAGACCTCACTTTCCGTAAGGTCCTTGCGTGTAAACTTATTGATTTTTTCAAGTGTTTCTTTTTCCATTTTTTTACCTCCTGATTAGTATTGAACAATCTGTTTTTTGTACTCTTTTGCACCTGCACAAGCCCAGTGAGCAAGTGCGACCGCCTCGACCAGTGAAACGTCAGCACCCTCTAAAATCGAAATGTAGCCGAATCCGCCTCCTGTACCTATCGGACGGTGTTCGCAGTTTGAAATTATCTGAGTGAGAGAAGGCTGGTTACAGTGACAGATTTTACCGTCAAACAGGCACTTTTCAAACAATGCATTTGCTTCTACTACCTGTTTTGCAGTCGGCAGTACCGCTTTGCACCTTACTCCTGAATCGTCCATGTCACTGACTAAAATATCCTGATTTCCTGCACCGTCAATTACCGCTGACTTCGCACGCTTTCCCCTTAAATAGTCAATTATCCACCTGTTTCCGTCACGCACGGACCGGCAGTCAACAGCTTCTACAAATACCTTTTCCCCCGTTCTGACCGCCACAGCGAGTGAAACATTTCCTGACTTTCCGTACTTTACTCCGAAAAACAGTTTTGAACTTTCAGAGATTACAGGCTTTTCGGCAAGCTGTTCCCACTCTTTACGGTTTATCGCTGACTTCTGGCTGTACTCAATCCACAAGCCTAATCTCTGAATATTGTCGTCAACTTTGTCGTCACCCAGTTCCGAACGTACCGTTCTTTCTGTCAGAATGTACCCCAGTGACGGGTTAGTTTCGTACCATAAATCAACATCACTTGTGTCTGACAGCTTAGGCACTGACCACTCCGCCCACCCACTGTCGGCATTTGTACCCGAAAGTGTTTTGAGTCTGTACTTTTGGAATACCGTACCCGAAGAAACGGCAGTAGGCGGAGTACCGCACATAAGCGTCTGAGGGTTTTTGCTGTCAGTAACGACGTACTTTAACGCAGTTTCTTGGTCTGCGGTGTACTCCTGAGCCTCGTCAATAATTAAAAGGTCATAGCCCTCACCCAGTCCGCCTTTACTGCTCCTCGTTCGGAAGTTTATTACCGCCTCTGAACCGTCAAGCATTTCAATGTGTTCAAGTCCGAACTGCTTTGTAGTTTTGAAGTCCTTGCCCTCGGTAAATCCAGCCTTAGTCAGACGGTCAATACACTTTTCCCACGCATTGTGCGAAGTAGTAGTGCGGTGAGCGGTATAGAGTACCCTTTCACCGTGAGTAATGCCGTAAACTGACCGCATTATGAGCAGTTCGGATTTTCCGTTACGTCTTGGGACTGCCCACCCGTATTTCATGTGGACGTACAGGTTTTCACTGTTTACTGCAAGAATATCTTCCGCAAGAAGTTCCTGCCACGGCATTGAAGTCCGTCCCGACCTGTTGTAAATCTGTACCGCCTCTGTGCCGTATGACCTTTCATAAGGCAAAACCACCGATTTTACGGGGGTTTGTCTGCCGTATCTCATTTTTTCCAGTCGAACGTCTGCGGAAGAATCCTGTTTGAAATTACTTTTATTTCGGCAGTCTGAACGGGTGAGAGCTTGTCGGACTTCATTCTGTTGCAGGTCATGTGGGCGAGTTGCAGATTGCTTATGTCGGACGGATTTCCGCCCCTTGATACGGGGACAATGTGGTCAATGCACGGGCTTAGGGGGTGAGGAAATTTCAGCGAGAAGTCAACGGGTTTTCCGCAGATTCCGCAGTGTGTCTGTGATGCGTAAATTTTCTTTTTGTTGGATTCAAAAACGGCTCTCTGCGTGCCGTTGTGGTCGGGTCGGACGTTTGGCTTTGCCATGCTTTCACCTCTTTTCGGGCATAAGAAAACCGCCTTATTCAGACGGTTTGTTGTTATTTTCTATTGGCTCAAATCCTATGCCATTATTGCAATCAACACATAAATCACGAGTAATAAAAGCGATTTTCATTTCAGGAATACCTTGCGGAAAAGCTGCACATTTCCAATTTCTAATATTATCATTAGGAGTAAGAAAATGTTTACACATTTCACATTTAAATCTACCAATCATACTACTACTCCTTTGTTTCTTAAGTATTCAACAGCTTTTAAAATATTATTATCATTAATTTGAGGATTAAGCCTATAAATAGCGGTAATATCCGCAAAGTATTCATAAATATCCGAATCGTTTTTATTTTTTAGTTTACGTTTTTTCCATATTTTAATAGCCTCATCAGTATGTAAAATTTCATCAGGTATCCTTATATGTGCTGATTCATGCTCTACCAAATAGCGAATAGATTTTGCTTGTTTAGGAAGTATATCGTTTATCGCCCATGCTCGCATTGTATCTTCAAGAGCTTGTCTGCTGTTGAAATATCTGCTTGAAATATAGAATTTATTTTCATATGGCTTAAAACTTGCAATACAACAAGTATCATTATCAATAACTTCAACTGCCTGAATAGCAGGGAATCTCATTCCTGTATCTTGTTGAATTTTTTGCAACTGATTTACAAAAGGTTCAAGTACTTCTGTATTTTTTATGCCACTTAAATTTATGTAATTTTCAGAAATACCAAGACTTTCAGACATAGTTTTCTTGATATTTTCAACTGCCTGCGTGTCTTCTGAAATAATATACTTACTGAAATCGGGAGAATTTTGCTGATATGCAGACATATTTCTGCTTACATTTATTTTATCACTATTCTCTCTGTTTGTCAATCCTCTGAAATTGAGATTCTGACTTTGAATCCGTTCAGCCTGCTGTCTTGAAAATACTTTTGGTTGGTACTCATCTTTGACTTCCCACTTTCTTTTACTCCAAACATTCTGGCGTTCACGACCGTTTTCAAAAGTTACCGAACAGGTGCAGTTATCGTGACGGCGGTAAATGTCAGGAGGTTCTTTGCCGTACTCGTAGCGACCTGCAATTGAGGTACACCAAGGACAGCACTTGCCGTCCGTAGTGCGTGTTATGTAGCACTTAATTCCTGCTTTTGTACGAAATTTTGTATTTTCCTCAATGTAGTCGTCATGGATTGAGAGAATAATAGTTTCCGTTCCTGCCCTCGCACGCCTTTGGATTGTTTCATCAGGCACAGTGGGGTCAGTGAGGGAGTGAGCCAGAGTCTGAACACGTTCAAGAGGAAATTCAGATTTTTGAGGGGTAAGATTAAGACCCGTTTTCCTGTCAAGTGACCGCTGAACCTGTCCGCACACCGAATTTATCGGTGCGTACTGCTCTTTGAGAGTGAGCAGGCAGGCGGTTTCACGGTCGTCGAGGTCAAGAATATTCTGTTCCATAAGCTGACCGATAATTTCAGACCGCATTTCAGCGTACCTGAAACTGTCCGAAAAACTGGAAAATTTCTGACCTTTCAGTCTTTTGTCACTGTCTGCACTTTTTACCAGTTTAAGGAAGTCGTCAACCGTCATTTTCACCCTCCAAGCCCGTAAGCTGTTTCAGATTTTTTGTACCGAGGAAGTCAGGGCAAGCCTGATTGATTTTCAGAATTGCGTCACCGATACCGCTCAGAGCCGTTGCATCAGGTTCAAATACAGGATTCCATATGCACCTTGTCTGCACAAAAGCCTTCCTCTGGTACTCAAAACCGTCACGCACACAGGCTGACAAGTACCCTGCATTGAGGAAACCCGTTCCGAAACTTCTCTGTGCTTTTTTTGCGGTAAGACGCAGATTTTCGTGACTTGCACGGATAGCGTCACAGCTTGCAGGGTTTGCCGTAGCAAAGCCGAGGTCGTCGAGAGTAAGACCCGTTTCACCTGCGAAAATGCTTGCAAGTGTGCGGAGCTGTTCGGAATATGGTGACATTGACTGCTGACTGAACTGTCCGAGAACAGGCTTGTCACCTTCTTCATCTTTGGTAAACGAGAGGAAATTTGAGTATAAAGCACGTTTTCCGTTAAATTCCGAACTTTCCGAAAGTCCGAGAACATACTTTTGCGGAACGCTGTAAAACTCCGCTGAAACTTCCATTCTCTGCATAGTTCTTAGTACCGCCTGCGTTATGTCCATGCAGGTACGGGAAATTCTGCTGTGACCGAACGGTCTTTTTGCGTCGGGTCGGAAAATCACAGGGACAAGCAGTGCATACGGTGCTTTATGTTCAAAAATCTGCACAGTCTTTCCACCGCTGAAATACTCCGTTCTGAAAGGCTGGAAGTACGCTTCGAGAGTTGGATTTCCGTGCTTGTCACGTTCGATAACCGCATACCCCTCTGTCAGCATATTTGTTGCCGTGTCTATGTCTCCCGTAGCATTTCCGCCGTCAATGACCTGCAATTTCGGGTAATTATTCTCATCAATTCCGATATAAATAAAACTGCACGATGAAATCAGTGCGGAAAGAACCGCAGAATCATGCAGTATATCGGGGTTGTTCAGACTGTAAATTTCATTTAGTTCGTAGCTGTCACGGTCGAAACAGTCGAATACAATTCGGTCGGAAAGAGAGTCAACAGCTTTTGCACACCAGCCGAGCGACTGTGAAATCCACCTGAACTCGTCGGGCATCATCTTTCCTGCCTGTTCAACATGATTCTTCATATCATAGTAGCGGTAACGGGCATTAATCCGCACCTTTTTTTGTGACAGCTTATTTTTCAGGTACTCTTTTCCGTACAAAATTTCACCTCCTGCGAGAAATTTGAGCA